CGCACGATTGAACAGTCTGAACTGGAGGAACTGCCGCAGGATGCAGTGGAACACGGACTGCCGCAGGAGGAAAGGCTGAAAAATCTGCTGGATAAGGTCCGAAATCCTTATTGCTATCTGGACAACGGAATTATTGTGAAGCTGAATTTCGCACCGAGAGGGAGCAGTACACTGTCTGAGTGCATTGGCAGGTGTTTTCAATCGGCCAGCTGAAAAGGCAGAGAAACTTTCGGCAAGCTGCTGAAAAAACACGCAGAAAAAAATTTCACACTTTAATGCGATAAAGCACTGGACAAAAGATGATGATTCTGGTAAGCTGTTTACGGGTAAGAAAATAGGAATGTGCAAACTGAGCAGAACTTGCTCGGTAGGCTTGTTCTACAAAAAAATGTGGAGCCTTTCGCTTCTCTGACGAACAGTATTGCCGATTCGTTAAGGAGGTGGAAGGCTTTTGTTATACCCTGATATGAATTTGCAGAAGAGAACACAGCAAAATACAACCCGATACCGTACAGCCTTGTACTTACGCTTATCTCGTGAGGATGGCGATAAGACAGAGAGCGACAGTATTGCAAACCAGCGCACCCTGCTGGAAGCCTATACTGCAGACCACCCGGAACTGTGCATCGTGGATGAGTTTGTGGACGATGGCTACTCCGGCTCGAACTTTGAACGGCCTGCGTTCCAAAGGCTGTTTCGGGAACTGGAGCAGGGGACCATCAACTGTGTTCTGGTGAAAGATCTGTCCCGCTTTGGACGAAATTACATTGAAGTGGGGCGTTATCTGGAACGTATTTTCCCGGTCATGCGGGTCCGGCTGATTGCAGTGACGGATAGCTATGACAGTCAATCTGCGTGGAAGACCAGCGATTCCATCATGGTCCCAATGCGGAATCTGCTCAACGATGCCTACTGTCGGGATATTTCCGTCAAAATCAAGAGTCAGCTTGAGGTAAAGCGGAAGCGCGGCGATTTTGTGGGAAGTTTTGCAACCTATGGATACCAGAAGGACCCCAGCAATCATACCAAGCTGATCGTAGACGAACTGGCAGCAGAAAATGTACAAAGTGTTTTTCGCTGGAAGATCAGCGGTATGAGCAATCAGGGCATCGCAGACCGGTTGAATGCAGGAAAGGTACCGTCCCCAGCTACGCGAAAGCTGCAGAGCGGTGCAAAGCTGAGCCTGCACTTCCGCAAGAGCGATGAGCCGCCGTGGTCTGCCAAGGCGGTGGACCGCATCCTGCACAATGAGGTCTATACCGGAAAACTGGTGCAGGGAAAGACCCGGCGATTGGATTATCGTTCTAAAAAGAAAATGAACGTGCCGATGCGGGACTGGACAATCGTGGACAACACCCACGAAGCAATTATTCCGAAAGAGCAGTTTGAACTGGTGCAGAGAATTCTGGAAACCGAAACCCGCAGGCCGAACGATGCCGAAACGGTGGCTCTGTTTGCAGGCTTTCTCTACTGCGGAGACTGCGGCAGCCGGCTGGTGCGCAGGTCAGCCAGCTATAAGGGAAAGCGGTATATCTATTATCAGTGCTCCGGCAGCAAGCAGAACAAGGGCAGCTGCACGAGCCATAACCTGCGGGATGAAAAGTTCTATAACATTGTGCGGAATGCGCTCCAGATGCAGATCCAGATCGTGATGGAGGAAGCAGAGTTTGTAGAAAGCATCCGGCAGGCCCAGCAGGAACCCTACCGTGTGCGGCGCATCGAACGGCAGATTCGGCAGCTGACTGCAGAAAAGGCCCATACACAGGGCATTAAGGAAAAATTGTATGGGGATTACGCAGACGAAATCCTCACACGGGAGGATTTTCTGAACTACAACGAACTGTACAGCAAGCGAATCGAAGAGTATAGCCGCAAAATTGAGGAATTGGAAGCGGAACAGCGAAATTTACAGACTGCTCCAAATGCTTATCCGTTTCTGGATGTGTACCGTAAGTATCGAAAATTGGAAGAAATCACCCGACCGATGATTGTCGAATTGATTGAGAAAATCGAAGTCTATGAGGGCAATCGGGTAGAAATTACGTTCCGATTCCACGATGAAATTGCGGACCTGCTGGAAGAACTGCATCAAAAGCAGATGGGGCAGCGTGAAGTATCAGCTTAAAAGGAGGCTGTGACTTATGGCAAGAGTAAGCAAAAAGGTAAGTGCTGCGCAGCGGGAAGCGGAAAACGCACCGCACCGTATCTGGAAAACCGCAATTTACGCACGACTGTCCGATTTTGATGATGTACTTCGGGATATGGAATCGCTGGAAGTACAGATTTCTTACATCAAAGAGTATATCAACCACCGGGATGATCTGATGCTGCTGGATGTATTTGCGGACAAGCGGTGCACAGGGATGAACTTTGACCGCCCGGAATTTGAACGGCTGTTGAAAGCACTGCAGGAGCGGAAAGTCAACTGCATCGTGGTAAAGGACTTCTCCCGACTGGGTCGCAATTTCGTGGAAACAGGTCAGTATCTGGAGCAAGTGTTTCCACTGTTTGGCGTAAGATTTATAGCCATCAATGATAATTATGACAGCCTGAACAGACAGAGCCGGGACGGGATGCTGGTGCCGATCAAGAGCATGATCAATGAAATGTACTCGAAAGACCTGTCCAAGAAGATTCAGTCGTGCTTTCGTTCCAAGGAAGCACGAGGAGAAATTTATACGCCTGTTCCGTTCGGTTACAAGAGAAATCAGCAGAATCATTTGATTCTGGACGAGGAAGTCAGCGATGTGGTAGTTCGGATTTTTCTCTGGAAGAAATCCGGCATGAAAGAGCGCGAGATTGCAAAGAAGCTGTCTGCGCAGGGAATCCCAACACCTTTTACACGCCGCTGTCAGCTGGGATACCTGAAAAACACCTTGCGGGTAAAGGACCCAGCATGGCAGACCGTGTTCGTGACAAAGGTGCTGGAAAATCCAATCTACACAGGAACAATGGTCTATAACCGCATCGCCTACGATGAAAAGAATCGGAAAATCGGGCAGAATCCACGGGAAAGCTGGCGGATGGTGCCGGACAGCCATCCGGCGATTATCAGCTGGGAATTGTTTGATGAAATTTCCGCATTACGGGAAGCCGAGCAAGCAGTCAAGGAAGAGCGAAAAAAGTGGTGTAGACAGCGCAGAAAAAACAATCCGAACATCTTCAAAGGCAGAATCTTTTGCAAAAAGTGCGGAGAAAAATTGGTTTGTCATTGGCAAAGTGATGGTGCGCTGTATTTTTACTGTGCATCTTGCCATGTTTCAATTTCAGAGAAAGATCTCTGGAACGGCATTAACAAGGAGTTGCACCAGCGGATGGAAGAACACCGTGATTTGCAGAAGCTGGTACGGAAAAGCTCTGGAAAAAGCAAACTCCAATCAAAAGAAATAGCTACAAAACGTGAAATTGAACAGGCGTCAGGCAATATCGTTCGACTGGAATCACAGAAGCGCAGCGGCTACGAGCAGTATGTCCTTGGAAAAATTTCAAAAGAAAAGTTCTTGAAATTGAAGCAGGATGCAGAGAATGAAATTGAGGCATTCAGACAGACAAAAGCTGAAAACGAGAAAGAACTGGTCGTTGTTCAAGAAGAATTGCAGAAGAAAAAGCAAATCGCAGGCAACACAGAGGTTCTTTTAACGGCAGATAATCTGCAGCAGTATGTAAAGAAAATTGAAGTGGATCACAAGAAAAATACTTACACGGAATTTGTGTTCTAACGAAAAAGGAGGACAGACAATGAAAGAAAAAATCTATGATGCCCGGACAGGAATGGAATATGTTTTGGTGGGTGATTATTATCTGCCAGCCTTGAAACTGCCACGGACCCGTCCGATTGGCCGCTGGGGGATGCTGCACAAGGCGTACCTGAAACTGCGAAAACCAGCCTATTATCAGAGCCTGCTGCTGAGTGGAAAGCTGGATACTGTTTTGGCAAATGTGGAAGAGCAGGCTGCAGAGCGGTATAAGGTCTTGATCGAGCAGATGAGTCAGCGTGAGGAAACTTCAGAAAAACAGAAAGAAGAGAACCAGATGGAATGGGTACGCCGTATGAATAATCTGGAAAATCGTGCTGCGGAAATTGTAAAGGCAGAATTGATCTATACGTTTGAAAGGCGGTGAGCAGCAGGTGATCGGAACCTATTACCGGCTTTCTCTTGCGGACGAGGATGTGGGAACAGATAAGACCGAGAGTAACAGCATTCAGGGCCAGCGCGGACTGGTAGAGGGGTACATCATGGCCCGCCCCGAACTGGCAACAGAGCCGCGTCAGGAGTACGTGGACGATGGCTACTCCGGCACATCTACAAGCCGTCCTGCGTTTCAGCGGCTAATTCAAGATGCACAGGACGGAAAGGTGAAAACGATTATCGTAAAGGACTTTTCCCGGTTCGCCCGTGACTATATTGAAGCAGGCGATTATATGGAGCGAATCTTCCCGTTGCTGGGCGTTCGCTTCATCTCCGTCAACGATGGTTACGACAGTGGAATGCAGATCAGAAACGATGTATGTGGACTGGAAGTAGCTATTAAGAACATCATCAATGCATCCTACAGCCGGGACCTCTCCGCTAAAATCGCAGCAGCAGACCATGTGATGCAGAAAAAAGGAATGTATCTCGGAGGATACCGCCCGTTTGGATTTCTGCCGGACCCGAATGACTGCCATAAGCTGATCCTTGATCCGGTAGCCAGCCAGTATGTGCGCCTGATCTTTGAACTGGCATTGCAGGGCAACAGGACGGGCACCATCGCCAAAATTCTGAACGAAAAGCAGATTCCGACCCCGGCAGCGTATCATGTGACGGAAAATCATGTGTACAGCGAGCAGAAAGCATGGGACTTGCAGCGCAGTCACTGGACCAGCGGAACGGTTTACCATATTTTGAAAAATGAGAAGTATAAGGGAACCTACGTGGGCGCGAAATTCATTATGCCTGTTCCGTGCAAGCATCGGGTCCTGCGCGCACCGCTGGAACAGCAGGTACGAATTGAGGACAGCCATGCCGCCATTGTGACCCCGGAGGAATTTGAACAGGCACAAATGGTCATCATGCTGCAGCATGGGAAGCACCAGACCGGGAACTACACAAAACACCAGTATCCCTTGAAAGGCAAGGTCTACTGCGGCTACTGCCAGAAACTGATGAAATACCGTGTTCTCAAGCAACTTGGTCCATCTTTTAACTGCAGATTTTCGGCCACTGCGGTGAACAGCCCTTGCAAGCGAATCCCAATCTCTGAGGCAGTGCTGGAAGAGATTGTCCGAAACGCGCTGACAGCGCAGATAAAACAGGCGGAGCATATACTGAAAATCCTGCACGAACGGGAACGCAAAGCGTTGATCTGCTTTTCCGCACTGGAACGGCAGGAAGAAAAGCTGAGTGAAGAAAAGGCAGAGATCGTAAAACAGCGCGTTGCACTGTATGAGCAGTATGCCAACGGAAATATAAGCAAGGAAGAATTCATCCGGCAGAGAGATGCCTACAGAGTGCAGGAAGATGATAAGATGGAGCAGATTCAAATGCTGCGTACTGAGAAAGACCAAATTTTCCTGCCAGTAAGGAAAGATGCTGATAATTTGCAGACTGTCGTAAGTGCAGCAGAAGAAGCAGGCGATGTGATGCACTTATCACAGAATGTGGTGGAAACCTTTATTGACCGCATTGAGGTTTTCAACGATGAACGCGTGAAAATTCGCTTTACATTTGAGGATGCATTGAACAGTTATGAGGAAAAGTAAGTGCAGCGATTTCTTGATTTAAGGTAAATACAGAATTTCAGAAGCAAAAAATCGAAGGCTCGCGTAAACCACAGACAGCACCCAGGAGAATTCGAGGGTGCGTCTGCAGCTTATGCGGGCCGTTTTATTTTGTGCTTTTTACTGCGAAATAATGTTAAACTCCAAGGCTGACAAGAATGGCCTTTAACTCCTTTGCCATGCGGATAATGACAGTCTGTTCAGTTTCATTACAGTCCAACAGCAAGCGATGAATTTCAGAGTTTGCAGAGGAAGATGAATATTCAAGACAGTCGAGCAAAAGCTCATCCGCGGAAACGGATAACGTGTTGGCAATTTTGACAAGAACAGAAAGGCTTGGAACCTTTGTGCCATTTTCGATTTGGACAATGTATTCACGACTGCAGTTGACTTTTGCGGCAAGAACTTCTTGCGTCAGATTCGATTTTGAACGGTAGAAGCTGATTCGTTTTCCTAAAGAAGTACGATTTACGGACATATAGTGATTTTCCTTTCAAATGCCCGCATAAGATACTTTAATTATTTGACTTATGGAGAAATGAATCAAGAGGAACCAAAGAGGTAATTTGCATAGAAGTCAGAATTCTTATTTTTTCCCTCTAGCGGAGATGGCTTCTGAGGCCAAAATGTGAACCAACAGTTCACATTTTGAGCAACAAGTGAACTGTTGGTTCACAGAAAAAAACACCTGACAGGAGTATAATAAAAGCATGAAATTAAATAGCAATAATAAGGTGGTAGGAACAACGTGGAGCAATTACTGACGCTGTACAGCGAAGTTCAGTCAACGGATGTACGGTGGCTGTGGTATCCCTTTATTGCAATCGGGAAAATCACACTGCTACAGGGTGATCCCGGCGATGGAAAATCTACCCTGATGATGAATCTGATTGCGGAACTTTCAACAGGAGGTAAGACCCCGGATGGCTGTAAGATCGGCGTGCCGCAAAAAGTGATTTATCAGTGCTCCGAGGATGGCGTTTCGGATACGATAAAGCCCCGATTGGAACGCTGCGGGGCAGACTGCAGGAAGATTGCTTTCATCAATGAAGAGGTTTATAACGGCCTCACATTGGACGATGAGCGCATCCGTCAGGCAATCATTGAATTCCGGCCACGTTTGGTCGTGATCGACCCGATTCAGGCTTATCTTGGCAGTGATTCCGATTTGCAGATCGCAGGCAGGGCACGGAAACTTATGCGCCGCCTTGGAATGTGGGCTGCGGGCTATGACTGCGCCATCGTTCTGATTGGCCACCTCAACAAAAAAGAAGGCTCCAAAGGGCTGTACCGCAGCCTTGGCAGCATTGATGTTGTGGCAGCAGCACGAAGCGTCCTGCAGGTGGAGCGAGATACAGAGAACCCTGATATAAGAATCGTACATCAAATCAAAAACAGTCTTGCGCCTAGGGCAGAAGACATCCGTTTTTCCATTTCCGCCGACAAGGGCTTTCAGTGGCTGGAATGCAGGCCGCAATCTTTTGAAAATCAGAAACCAGATAGAAAACCCGAATTTGAATCGGAACAGCAAAAAGCGGTCTATTGGATTAAGCATTTTCTTGAAAAAGGTGATATGAGCGCGAATGAAATTTATTGCCGTCTGGACAATGAGGGTGTAAGCAAACGAGTGGCACGAATGGTAAAAACAGAAATGGGAATCCACTGCTATCAGAAAAAGCGGAAATGGTATTGGAGCGTTCAGCCGGAAGAAGGTGCTATGAATGGATCGCAAGTATAAGGTTGGCGGCTATGTGAAACTTGCAAAACAGTGGGAACGCTCTAAGGATGCAGCAGTGGCCTATCATAGTTCCTATTATGCTGAAAAGTTCAGGGATGATGCGGATAAAAGGCTGGTTGGTGTTTACATCGACATTACAGGGAATAAGGAAATCTATAAACGCCCGGAAATGGTGCATCTGCTCAAAGATTGCAAAAAGGGTGTCGTCAATCTGATTTTTTCACAGACAAGGGCCTACCTTGCAGCGAATACCTGTGATTTCTGTTTTCTGCTGAAATATCTGTTTGATTTGCCGATGCGGGTGGACATTGTTACAGACGATGACGACCAGAGAATTGACACTATTCTTGATGTTGATAGCCAGCGGCAGAGTCTGAAAGAATTGGCTGGAAAATATACATCAATCCGAAGGAAAGATTATCTTGAGTGGAGAATCCGACTGGAACATGAAATGACAAAGGCTGAAGAAAAATGAACGTGGAAGGACAGCATAATCCAAAAGACGTAGAGTGTATTCCGGTAGAAAGCCTTGAAGTGTTGCCGAGTGGAGCGGATTGGCAGAGCCGACACTTAGAATCGGAAAGGCGAAAAGCAGAGATTCGTGACAGAATCCATAAGCAGGCAGAACAGGGCCAGAAAACGGCAAAAGACTACTTTCGTCCGGCGAAACCGACACCGTCAATTTACGACAGTGACCTGAAGCGTGTAGCTGTTTATGCCCGTGTCAGCACTTCCAGCGAAGAACAGATTTCTTCCATTGAAAACCAGACTCTATACTACACCAAAAAGATTGCAGAAACGGAAAACTGGAATTTGCAGGATATTTACAGCGATGAAGGAAAATCGGGTACTTCACTGCGGAAACGGGATGCGTTTAAGCGAATGATGCGAGATGCCAAAGACCAGAAGATGGATTTGATTATCTGCGCCAGCATTTCACGTTTCGCTCGGAATTTTTCGGATTGCATGACGCAGATCTCAGCACTGAAAACCATGCACCCGGCACATCCAATCGGTGTGTACTTTGAAACCGAGAACATCTACACACTCAACCCGAATAGCCAGTACAACCTCGATATACAGGCACTTCTGGCGGATTGGGAATCGGGCAACAAGAGCCGCCGGATGATCCTTTCGTATGATCAGCGCATTATGACAGGACAGTACCCGATAGCTGATTTGATGGGGTATCGGCATACCAAAGATGGACAGTTGGTAATTGAGCCGGAAGAAGCGAAGACGGTGCGGTTTATCTTTCTGGCGTTTATTCAAGGGTATAACTACGATCAGATTGCAACGATCCTGACGCAGAAGAAGCGCAGCACCCTGCGCGGCAGGCAGGAGTGGAATGGCGTGATGGTGGCAAACATCATGAAAAATGAACGCCGCTGGGGTGATCTGGAAGCCCGGAAGAGCATCGTGGTGGACTAC